AGCGTTTTTAGCGACTTTTTTTATCTCATTGACACATTCTTCGGGTTCGCACGTTTCTCCGCCCATATGGAGCAATAACACGGTCTTAAGATTATTTGTTGCATTTACTTCTATAAAATTCTTGCAAGTTTCCAGTGAGCAATGCCCTTTTATCTTGTGTTCATAATTCGGCAAATCTCTATTTACCAGTTCCGTCTGATAATTGCATTCAATCAAAATGTGGTCCACTTTCATATTTGCGAATCTGTACTTGCAATACTCAAAATCCGTCATGTACAAAATTTTTTGATCATCCGCTTCAATCAAGAATCCATAGTTCGGTGTCTCATTATGCGGAAGTTCGAAAGTTGTTATCATGAATTTTCCCAAATAACATCTTCGGTAGTCACATAAATTCTTATGAAGATATGGGGTAAATACCATTATTCCCATTCGTTTAAAAGCCTCGACACATTTTGAATGGTCCTGATGGGAATGGCTTACTGCCACACCCACAATCTTTGTTATGTTATAATCCAAACCCTTTTTGATATCCTTAATCGGTATACCGCAATCCAAAATCAATGTTTCGTTTTCTGTTGATAACAGATAGCAGTTTCCCGATGAACCAGTGGATAATGTTTTAAGTGTTAGCATCATTACTCCTTCATAAATTCCGGAACATCTCCAGTTTCAACCACTTCCGCATCAATCACTGTTTCTTCAAAATCCACTGAATTTGCGTTCTGTTCAATATCGTACGCCACATCTTCAGCGACCATATCCACATTTTCCAATTCCTCAGATTTCTCATAAGTTGAAACAGCAAACACATCTCCGTACTGCTGCACAATCTGTTTACAAGCTCTTGATGTGACTGTTTTCTTTGCCATCATGTCCGTAAACTCTTTGTGTGTGCCGGAATTTTCCTTGTAACCAAACCCCTTACGCCATGCGGTCTTAATCTGAGCAAAGTTCATAACTTCCATATAAGTGCTACCATCGGATAACTTCACAACGCAGTAAGCACCGATGATTTTGTCAAGGTTAATGTTTTGGAAACTCTGTTTGTGGCAATCAAGAATCTTTCTACCATTTTCGATATGGTATTCAAATATATCTCCATCATAGATAACCTCTGCATCAATACTGACTGCTCCATATCTGTGAGCCATTGCCTTGTGTCCGTGATAAGATACCTGACAATTCAGCTTTCCGCCGTAAGCAATCGGATAGCATTGTTTTTTCTGCATGTTAAGACCCATTGTAACCATATCCATAAGAGTGTTTGCGATGCTCGCCTGTGAGCAAGTTTCCAGTACACTCTTTCCGTTTTTATCATTTGTTTCTTTCAAGATAAGATACGCCCCCATTAAAGCATTCGTAGGGTTGTAATCTTTTGGAAATGTCAATCCGTATTTTTCCTTTTCTTTCAACTGTGCTGACAATCCATCAATAAACGCATTGTTTACTACTAATGAAGCGTTTTGATTGCCCTGTGCCTGTAACTCTGCTTTTGTAGCCATAATTCATACCTCCAATAATTCTTTTACCAATAAATCCATTGAATGACATAGTTTAATGCAATTTCCATGCAACGCATGATTCTTCCACGCATTGTACTTTTCAAAAAACTTTTGTTCAGACATCTTTCCGTCCTTAACAGCCTTAGCCCATACCCTTATCTTTTTTCGGATTCTACGCTTGTTTTCTCCCGACAACTTTCTTATGTATTTACCGTCTTTTGTTATGTAATGATGAAAACCAAGGAACCTTAATCCATTTTTGAACGGAACTATCTGTGTCTTTCCGTTCAATTCCAGTTTCAAATCTGATAACAAATTTTCTATTTCCTTAAGGCATTTCTTTAAATAATCCTTATCATGGAAAATCAAGTAGAAATCATCCATGTATCGTCCGTACAGTTCGATTCCTAATTTCTCGGTTATCATGTGATCCATTCCATCAAGCATTAACAGTGCATACACCTGAGCAACTTGATTTCCTAATGGAAGTCCTAAACCGTCTGTGCTATCAATAAAAAGATGATTTAACCATTTTGTGTATTCGTCTGGAAAATAACTGTCCACAATCTTTTTCAAAATCTCATGGTCTATTTGGTAGAAAAACTTCTTAATATCACATTTGAGAATCCATCCGTCAAGACCATGTGATTTGTAAAACTGCAACATCTGCTCTTTCAAACAATCCATCCCGAAATGAGTGCCTTTTCCAATCTGCCCGGCATAGTTTGTCCTTATAAATATATCGGACAATCTCGGATGCAGTATTTCATCACATAAACAATGCTGCACCACTTTGTCCTTAAAAGAACAAGATTTAATCAATCTTTCTTTTGGTTCGTAAATCATAAATTCATTGTATGGATTGATTTTGTATGTACGATTTTCAAGCTGTTCCTTTAACATGTGGAGTCCTTCAAGACTCATTGTTTGAAACCTCGCACAACTTCCATTATTCGACTTACCGGATTTTGCTTTCTTATAAGCCTTGTATAGATTTTCAAAACTGCATACAATACTTTTGTCATCCATATTAAAAATTCCTTTGTATTTACCCTTTTAGGGAGGGTCGCACACCTTTTTGTATCTTGTACTGATTTCGGCTTATTGCCTACTCTGACTGCCTGTTTGATACAGAATGGGCGAACCCCGTTGTTGTTATTGTAGTTGTTGTTGTTGATGTTGCCGGACGGCGAAACAACGGTTTTTACGGTGTGCAACCTATAGCTTTATCTTTGTCTATCTTTTGTTCTCCAGGCAATCGACATACGCTTAATATCAGTTACCATCTTTGACCAGTATTCCATTCTTTGTTTGTTTATTATGTTTAGTTTTACGGATAATTCTATGTAAAACAGTAACTGATCGCAGTATGTTATCGCCCTAGTCTGCAATTCTAATCGATGTCTTTTGTAATCCCTTATATCCGTTCTGTTTGCTTCTTGAAGATATTCATAAATCTCAAGTGATTTATTCTGCATCTTATCCACTAAAGAAAATCTATATTTCTTCGGATATGTATTGCAATTTGAAGTAACTCGAAGCGTATGTTCGGCAAGTTCCATTGATTTTAGAATTACTTTTAAATCTGTATCCGACATTTAATCATCCTCGGATTCAAAGAGATCAGATGAGAAGATGCAAAATGGGCGAACCCCGAGGCTGCCATTGCAGCCGTCGTCGTAGAAGCGGCCGGACGGCGAAACAACGCGTACCCATCTACTATCATCGTTGCAGGCTGTACTGTCCGCTGTGATAAGCCACCACCAATAACCGGCGTTCGGAATGTATTCTCTGTACTTTCTATATTCATCCACATTCAATAAGGAAACCTTATCTTCACAACGACCATATTCTTTCTGACCGTCCATTGATAATAAGTCTCTTTCAAATGATACAATGTTTTCTTCTCCAACCTCTTTTTCCAGTTTTTCAAGAAATTCCGAGTTCAGATATTTTCTTAAACTGCTATTCGACCAGTTATTGCAAGAAGAATCAAATTTCATATCTTCCGGCAATTTTTCGGAAAGACACAAGTAACCATTCTCTGTAATATCAAGAATTTTACACTCCAAATCAGCAAGAGTAAAAGTATCCCCAACTTCCAGTTTTTTTTGAATTTCCTTGATTGGTTTACTCGTGATTTTTGAAACAATCTTTTCGAGTTCTGCGAGTCTTGATTCTATTGTTTTTGCTTTTACTGCCATATCATTTATCCCCTTTCGATACAAAGATATTAGATTTTAAGATACAAACCGGGCGAACCCCGCCGTCGTCATTGCAGCCGATGCCGTCGTAGATGCAGCCGGACGGCGAAACAACGGACATACGATACTTATATCCACGTTCCGCACTAGACCATGGCGTACATGTCCACCACCAATCGTCAAGCTCTTTATTGACGATCAATTCATTGTACTCTCGTGCTTCATCAAAAGTGATCGGACGAACCTTGCATATGCACGATTCAAATTCATGCTGCATATCCACAGATGTCAAATCAACTTCGTGTTCCACAATGTTTTCTGCCCCAATAGATTCACTTATAATAGGTAGAATCTCTGATTCGATTTTTTTCTTTAAATTTGATTTCCCGTAATCTCTAGCATCAAAATCAAAAACAACGTCTTCCAACATAAATCCTTTGGAAATCACTTTTGTTTTTCCAAGCGATTCATATTGCTCCAAAACAATAAAATCATGATCGCCAATTTTAAATGTATCTCCCGGTAATAGTTCCGACAATGCAACATCTGTTGAACTACACTTGCACTTACAATTTTTCTCTTTTTCTTCTAATACCTTTACAAGTTCTTTTGCCATTTCTAATTCTTTGCTCATTCCATTTCCCTCTCTTTGCTTAAAATACAATTAATGTGACTGACAAAAATCCAATAAACCATACAATCAAGGTATATATAATATCTGTTATCAGTTCTTCTATTAATTTTTCTGTTTTTCTCCTGTTCGTAGGTAAAAACCATAAAACAATTAAAGAAAACGCCCATCCTTGCCAAAACGTAAATGTTCTCAAATCAAACAATTGGCATATTATGTTGTTCCAAAGATAAATTGTTACAAAGCCGGTAAGCACAAAATCAATAAGATATAAAATAATTCCTATTAAAGCCTTTGCTGTTTTTTTCATTTACGCCACCTCCACTTTTAATTCTTTATCTTCTGAAACACACATCATAATCAGCTGGCAATCCATATCAATCTTCGCTTTTGATTTGGAGTCAAGACATTCCGCATTATCAAGAAATACCGGGTAAAATCTTCCGTAAAACTTCTGCAAGCCTTTAACAATATCCAGCTTTGCGAGAACTTCCAAACCAGTATTTGTACATTCGCCAAATCGCTTTCCGTTAATTGTCGGAATGCAAATTTCCTTGTATTCGCCGTTTTTCTGATATTCAAAAAATTGCCATTTTACAACATCAAAATTACTATTAATCTCTTCCGTAAGAAGATTGTTCTTCATCTTTCCGATTTCTTTAATCTGATCAAGAATATCTTCACAATCGGCAAGTGCCTGTTCATACTCGATCTGCTTTTTACGGAGTTCTGCGATCTGTTCATCAATCGCATCGTTATTAGACGCACGGAAAATCTCGCTTTTTACTTCATCCAGTTTGGATCGTATTTCTTTTTCTTCGATTTTCAGCTGACTTCTTGTATCATCTGCAATGTTTCCAGCAATCATGTGTGATTCTTTTTCTTTAATCTCAGAAACAATGCGTTTATATTCGTCTGTATCGGAAATGTTGATTTCATCTGGAAGTTTTTTAATTTCTGTATCAACTGCATTCCAAAGAATGTGCAATTCATTTTCGTGTTCTTTGAGTCGTTCACGTTCTTCTTTTAAACCCTTTAACGCTTCCGTGTATTCCACAACAGCATTCTTGAAAATAGTTCCGCAGTCTGTAATCTTTTGCATTTCCGTAGATTTTCTTGCAGCGAAATTACTTCTTAATTTCTCCACATCTTCTACAGGCAATGGTTGCCCACACAAAGAACAAATTGCAGAATTTTCATCAAAAAATGTTTCGTTCCACTTGGACCATTCAACTCTTGTGTCGGAAAGTTT